ATTGTTGGCGCTTAATAAATAATTTAATAAAAGAATCGAGGTGAAATTGAATGCCAGAACCAGAAAATGTTCATGTTGATCAAATTTTAACTAATATTTCCATAATGTACCGTAATGCGGCCTATGTTGGAACAGAATTAATGCCGATTGTGCCGGTTAAAAAGAAATCGGATATATATTATATGTATGATTCTAAAGCTGATCGGTTTAGGATTCCCAAAACATTGAGGGCTCCTAAAACTGAATCAAGAACTGTGGATTGGAAAGTAACCACTGATGGGTATAACTGCGATGAGCATGCCTTAAATGATTTAATTGATGATATAGAAAGAGATAATGCAGATAAACCTCTAAACCTTGAAGTAGATACCGTAGAATTTTTAACTGATATCCTTCAATTAGGTTTGGAGATGAGGATCAAAGATATCTTAGAGGCAAACTTATCGGCCAATGCCCCAAGTGTTAAATGGGATGTTTATACTGATGGGTCTGATCCGATAGGAGATATTGAAACCGGAAAGAACGCCATACATGCAGTAATCTTCAAAGAACCTAATGTCTTACTATTAGGAAAGGCTGTTTACGATAAACTGAAACACCATCCCAATATTCTGGAACGGATTAAATACGTTCAAAAAGGCGTAGTTACTCCTGAACTTATGGCCAGTGTATTTGAAGTGGAAAAAGTGATAGTCGGTAAAGCTGGTTATAATACAGCCAAAGAAGGTAAAAATGCGGTTTATGATTATCTCTGGGGTAAGAATGCCATATTGGCCTATGTAGAACCTAAACCCGGGATAAAGAAATTCTCTTTAGGTTACACCTTCCAATCTCAAACCTTTCAAACCAGAAGGGCAAGGATAGAAACAAAACATAGTGATTGGTTTGAAGTGGGTGATATAGAAACCGAAAAAATGGTTTGTGTTGCTTGTGGATATAGGATGTCCCCGGCAATAACCTAATAAATAAATCTAGAGGGGGAGGATGATATTCTCTCCCTCTAATCATAAGGGAGATTTGAATGGCTTTTTGTGAAGATACTGATGTTTTAACTAATTTAAATATGGCAGTTACCGAAGTACCTGCTTTATTATTGGCTAAGGCTATTGTTAAAGCAGAAGCAGAAATAAGAGCAGCCTTTTCATCTGATCTGTTGGCTGCCCTGGATGCTTTAGAGACTACCCCGGCCATTATAAAATCTTTGGCTGAGGACATTGCCTCTTATTTTGTGATGAGGGGCCTGTATTCCGGTAAATCACCGAGCATAAATGAATGGATCGAGAAATACAAAGAGGCAAAAGAAACCCTTAAAGATATCGCCGAAGGCAGAAAACAGATTGAAGGTGTTACCGTAGACGTGGGGGCCATTCAATCTTCTACCAAAGATTATAAAAGGACCTTTGATGAAAGGGATGAGACTAATTGGGGGGTTGATTCTGATAAATTAGAGGATCTAGCCGATGACTAACGGAATTTCAATTAATTATCAGATTGTAGATGACAAAAAAGTGGTGGCTTTACTGAAAAAGGCTGGGGAAAAAGCTAAAGATCTTAGAATCCCTTTGAAGCGGTGCGGGATTTTGATGTTAAGCTCTATCGATAAAAACTTTAGGGCAGAAGGTAGGCCCAACAGGTGGGCCCCACTTTCCCCGATGACTATTGCTATGCGGAGAAAAAAAGGAAAGGGGGCAAAGATCCTGCAAGATACCGGAATGGGTAAAGGCTCTATTGTTTATGAGGTCGTATCTGATCAGAAGGTACAGATAGGAACCCGGCGCGATTATATGAGAATACACCAGGAAGGTGGATCAATTAAGATACCAGCCCGGGATATTTACCCGGTAAAAGCAAGGGCTTTGCACTGGGTTGATCCGGGCACTGGGGAAGATGTTTTTAGTATGCATGTTCACCAAGATGAGAGGACTGCCAAAATACCCCAGCGTAAATTTTTACTCTTCCAGGAAGAGGATAAAACAAATATAGTCAGAATTTTTAATGACTATTTAGAGGAAATAACAAAGTGAAATTAGAGGATATCTGGAATAAAGTTAAGTATATTTTGGAAGAAGATGCTATCTTAAAAACTTATATTAAAATAGTTTATGCGGGGACCAGGGACAATATTCCTTTAAATATGTTTCCCTGTATTATATTAGAGCCTACCAATGCACCGGAAGAGGCAGTAACTATGCCCCATAATACAGAGATAAATTTCACTATCACAATTTGGGCTTATGTAAAAATATTTGATGTAAATAAACAGATAGTCGGAGATGCTACCACCAAAGGGGTGCTTGACGTTAATTTTGATATTAAAAAAGCCCTGGGTGCTTATATAGATCTGGGGGGAAAATGTTTATATTTTAGCTTTCCGAATACCAGATTTGATTTTGACTCTTATCCTTTTAGGGGAGTAGGGATTGATATTAAAATAACTTTAAGGCAAAATTTTGTAACCAGGGAGTAAAAAGAGGGTGATCTTATGAAATTAAAATTTAAAGGTATCGATGAGCGTTGGATCGTTGGTTTTGGGGTATATAAGCCAGGGGAAATAAGAGAAATAAAAGACAATGTTTTATCTAAGAGTATGTTAGATACCGGCTATTTTTATGAAATTAAAGAGAGAAAAATTAAGAAAAAATTTAAAAAGAAAGGAGCTGATAAATAATGGGACAGGGAGCAAGGGGACATATAGGAATTAAAAAAGAATTAATCTGGGGACAGAAAGAAACAGGGGATAATGATTTTTTCTTACCATTTGTTAGTGAAACTCTGATCCCGAATATTGAAGATGTTTTATCTGCTGCCCAAAGGGGAATACTCGATGAGCCAAAATCTTACCAGGGAGAAAGGGCTTTCGGTGGTGATGTTGTGGTGGAAGTACATCCCGCAAGTTTGGGCCACCTATTAAGAAGTGCCATTAATGAACCGGAAGCGGCCACCCCGGCAGGTACAGCAGAAACCGAATTAGAGGACTGTGAAGATCCCTGGAATGAAAAGGTAGATAATGGAGTAATCTCCGGTGTAGATCCTAACTATTATAAAAAAGGAACCAAATCGGTGAAAATCCAGGTTACTACCGGAGTGGCTGCTGATACTATTCTAGCTACCGAAGTATTACCTTCAACCGATATGAGAAATGATACCCATATTAAATTATGGGTAAAATTGAACGTGGATTGTGATGCTGGGGATTTGGTGCTTATGATCAGCGAGGTAGCCGAATGTGGCGGTGTTGAAGGCACAACCCTAAAATCTGTTGATATCCCTGCTTTAACTGCTGGGGTTGAAAAGGAATGTACGATAGCTTTGGGAACCATGACTAATTTTGATGCCATAATCAGCATTGGGATAAAAATGCACGTAGACAAAGAAGAATTTACGATCAACATTGATGATGTGAGAAGATTGGTAACCAGTGATGCTACTAACGCTAAACAACATATTTTTATTCCCAGACAGGCTACCGATTTTCATGCAGATTGTCCGATCAATCCCTATACCTTAGAAGTTTACCGGGATCAAGGGGATGCGTTTCAGTTTTTAGGGGCAATCGTTAATACCTTAGCTTTAAATTTTTCTACTACCGATAAAATCTTAAAGGCTACCAATGGGATCATTGCTAAGAATCTGGGCGATACACCAAAGACCGCTTTATCACTTGAAACTACCAATCCTTTTACCTGGGAACAGGCGGTTATTAGTATAGCTGGATCTCCTAACAATGACATAAATACCTTTGGGATAAATTATGATAATAAATGTGTGGGGAAATATGCCCTTAATAATACCGCTATATTAAGAAAGATTATCCGGGATGGCTTTAGGACCATACCTGTTAATTTCACTATCGATTTTGTGGATCGGACTGAATACAATAAATTTATCCAGGGTACAGAACAAGCCGTCCAGGTTAAATTTGTAGGGGCAGAATGTGAAACCGGATATTATTACACTCTAATAATCGATATACCAAAACTTAGATACCTGACCTATCCGGTTAATATGGGTGGACCAGGACCGATAGTCTGTGGAGTTACCGGCAAGGCCAAATACGATGCAAGTTTAGGATATCCTTACAAAATTACCTTAATTAATCTTGAAACCGGGTATTAAGGGGGGTACGTAGTATACCCATTAGGTAGGATAAAACTTCATTATGTATGGGGTAAATTTTAAGGATTCAGGGGTATTCTGAGAGAATAATCTAATAATAAGGAAGGAGTATTATGCCTAAAAATAAAGAAGTCAAAAAACTAAATATTGAAGAAGAGGAAACTTTTACTTCTCCGGTTAAAATAGGGGATAAAGAGTATATAATTAAACCTCTTTCTATGCTGGATATCAAGAAACTAAACATAGAAAAAAAGAAATTAAAGAAAGATGATGATATTGAAACCTATGATTATAGTTTTTATACTCTATTGACTGTCATTAAAAAATGGAATCCGGAAGCAAAAGATCTGACCGTA